GTTGCTGTGGCGGAACGCGCGAGTGCATGGGTCCATTTTGTCTGCCCGTCTTCGACGTACATTTCGGGGCAAAATTCAATGAACCTGTTTGCTGTATTCATAATGGTAGTGGTGCGCACCACCGTGTATGGCGCTATGGGGCGTGGAAGTGAAATGTGACAGGGATGAATTGCGTTCAATCCCTGCAAACCTGTACCCATACCTGAATTGCCGAAGGCTTTAGGGACACTAGCACCAGTGCCCTGTTGGATAGCCGGATACGTAGTTTGACGTGCCCGACGATTGGCCCCCGGGCGCCTGCGATTCCTTGGTGGGCCATAGTTGACCCATCCGGACTTAGAATCACGCCTACCATTACGATTACCACCGCCACGTCCACGAGACATGGCAACGAAGTCAGAAGCAAACCCACGAGTGGGATGCAATTAAACAATTACTAATTACCAAACGCTCAGGCGAACCTGAGAGGCTGAGCCCCACCATGCCCATTGTAAACTCAGCCCATGTCATGACCCCCTCGATAAACTCCGAGGAGAGTAAGATAATAGCCGGACACTATCATCCCCCGCTTTGAGTGCCACTCCCGTACAACACTCCACACCGTACTAAAAAGCATACTAGTGATAGGTGGTCAATGCCATCACTCTCCGAACCCACGGCGGCTCAAGATAATACCGTGGTCTATGACTTCAACGTTTGGGACCAGCCAAAGACGCCCAAAAGCGCCCCTGTTACTGAGAGGTCATAGAGGCAAATGCTAAACTTCCTGATATGGAACGCAAGCCCGAAAGGAGCGACACCCCCACTCCACGCTAGCGCGTGGGGTGGGGACCATTAGCCACCCTTACCGTCTTTGTTTCCCCCGCCACCGGGAAACTCGTGCTCCGTGTCTGCTGGCCCTTGCCTTTTGATTTGCCACCCTTGCGGGTGTCATTCGTCTTACCTGGCAAAGACTTGGTAAGGCCACCACCGTCGCGGTCGGTGGAACCTTGCTTTCGCTGCCCAGCGCCATTAGGCCATAAACCTTTACCGACACCCTTCTTTCCCCCGCAGACCCTGGGGGCGGTGGTGTCGAGGTCCTCCACTGGACAGCACTTCAGAAGTATAGGAGTTAATCCGATACATTCTCCCACATGTTTGGAGAGTTGCAAGCGTTCAAGAAACGCGGATGGGGCACTGAGGTCACCATCATCAATAACAATTTCGCGGGCCGCATCATCGGCACGGATCCAATCGTCATTGAAAGTGGCTACGACCTTGGCCGGTGGAGCGCGCTTGCCCCAATACATCCAGTGTGCCATAACAAACCCGTTGATTTTGGAACCAGCAAGTCTGTCTTCGACTGTTTTGCGCAGGTCTGAGAGTGTTTGCCTCTCGCAAACAAGCTCAGGCCTGCGCCTGATGGTGTCGCGATCAAAAACAATGTCGCTGCACCCAAGAGCCCTGGCACGCTTTGCGTTGTAATCTCCAACGGCCAAAGCATAATATCGCACAAATGGAGTTTGCGCAGCAGCAATGGCACGATTGTAGGCGGAGGTTGCAATTTCTGCGAATTGCGCTCCGTTCAGGGGAGGAGAAATCCCATCTACGACTTCCGCTGCCTGTGCGGAGGCTAGGCATAAACGCTGCATGTTTTTCTTGACTTTAACAAGCGCGTATGTGTGACCAGCCTTCGACATAAAAAGGTAACGGGAAAGCACCTCGAGAGACATACCATTCTCCGAGATGATAGGTTCGATCGTCTTGCCGTAAGCTTTGTATGCTTCGACAATCTCAGCTGCATCCTTGTAGTCGCGCGCATCGAAGACGGTATCGTCTCCGTCGCCTACGTCGACATCCCTCTTCTCCTGGGTCGCGTCAAGACCAGGAGGTGAAGGTACTTCAGCTGAAGTGTGCCACGCACCATCATCATTGGTGATCGTGGCGATGTGGGCTTGAAGTTGGGTGTATGCATTGCAGCCATTGTTGAAGCGAAAACGCATGCCGTTTTCCCAAAAATCCGCTGCTGCCCGCACACCCCTGAAGCGCGCAATCTCGGCTGTCCTCAAAATGAGAACTAATAGGCGATTGTAGATACTGGTTCCACGCTCGCCTGAAAAAAGAATGCCGTCTTCAGCGTCAAGAGAGACGATGAAGCTGCGTAGCTCCCACACCACTTGTCCAGTCCATGACCGTTTAGGCCCATCAAGCAATGGGTCAACGGGCTCTGACAAGGATTCCAAAAAGTCAATGATCTTTTGCGCGCAACGTTTGACCAAACGTACGACAGCCTTTTTCTCAAAGGCGTGCCATGACGAGTCCATTGCAGCAAAATCACAAGATGCGAGACGGAGTCCTTTGCCTAAAAGCCCACCAAGCTTGGCGTCGGTCTGGGCCATGGTGTAGCCCTTGCACATGAATCCAGGAAACATGTAACAAAACATCTGTTCAAACGGAGAAACGTAAGCAGCTGATGCAGCTGCGTCGCTCTGGCCGGGATTGCCGATAAGACGTGGACGCTTATCAAGCGCCAGGCCTATTTCTGAGCCCTTGACGAAGCCTTTCAGCTTGTGCATGCGTTCGAAAGGGGATTCCTCTTTCGCTTTTTCGCGCTGCGTCTCGGACCAGGCATTGGGCAATCTGCTCTCCTTAAAACAAATGCGTAAACCGCCTTCAAAGGCGGCTGAGATAGTGGCCTCTGCCAGGTCGCTCGCCATGACAAAACGTTGCATTGCTTTGTCGGTATATTCATAGCGAGTGCCTGCGGCGAGATGCCGCTCTACCCCCTTGTACTCATTAATGGGATCCTTCGCCTTGAGGGATCCCGAGCACGTGACGATCATTGGTCCGATCTGATGATCGGACTGGAGCACACGCACATCATCAGCATCGGCCATGTCAATCACCTTGTCGAATCCACG